CTTCTTGCCGGACTTCCTTCGGTATCTTCTTGATGCCGTTCTCGTTGTACGGGCTAACGAGCCGTGTTAAAAAATCAACGGCATTGATCACAGCCCGGGTTCGTTCATAGGGCATAGTCATGGCGTCCAAATCCTTATCGGGTCTACAGAACCTTTGGTAAACACAGGCAGTTCTTCGCACACGGGGTACATGTCTTCAAGCTGTTTAAACACCTTGCGGTCGGCGGCTCCCACACCTTCGGGCAGGTCGTCGATCCAGATGTCGACTTTATAGCCGCGGCGGAGCGTGGCAATGCGTTTTGGAGAATGATCACAAAAGATAATTTCCTTAAACAACTTGAACGTAGCCTCGCCAAACGTCGTGGCCAGTTCCAAACGGCTGTAGTTAGATTCCGTGCGGCCAGTGACGCAGAGCACCGTATGCCCTCGTCTGGCGAACAGCCGAATGATCAGCCGCCACATTTCGACGTCACTGGTGAACGTGCGGTCGAAATCTATGGCGATCGTGGTATGGCGATACGGCGTCATGCCTCTTCGTTCTTTTCGACGCGGCGATAGTCGAGCTTATCCATGTGCTCCGGGCACAGCGTCCGCAGCCAATAGCCGCCCTTAGAGCAGCAGACCCGGCCGACGTTCCCGCACTCCTCGCAGGTGTGATACGACAGCGTCTCGGCCATGGCGATCACGCCACTGATGTAGTCGTCGTGCCCGCTGTCGTAGACCCGCAGGCCGGCAAACTTCTCTTTAATCTGAAAGAACCGATACGGCTCGGCGTACTGCCAGTGGCCGTTTTTAATGTGCTGATGGATACAACTGCACATCAGCGACAAGATATTAAACCAGCCGTCTCCGCACTCGCAACCGAAGTACATCAGCGACTCGGTGGGCGGCTTGTCCTTGTCCCGAAACAAATCAGGATAGTTGCTGACCAGTTCGTGTTCTAGTTCGGGGCTCATGCTACTCAATCTGCCCGTCGTCGAGCATCTCCGAAAAGACATCAAAAACCTTGGCCGCCCGCATCGTGTGCAGGGCTGCCAGTCCCAATAACGCGTTGGCGACCTCGTCCTCGGAGAGCGTGCCGTTAGAGAAATTCTCGGCCAGCAACGTAATGTCGTCGGTGGTTGTCCACGCATTCATAATGGCCTGCTCTAATTCAAACCGGTCGGCTGCCATGTCTTTATCCAAGCGATGCAGCGGACCCGCGATGCCGTCTGCTGAAATGGTAACTCAGCGGTCGCGGGCCGCTGATCCTTGTCGTTCTGATGATCCTCACGCACCACCGCCGATGGCTTCGGCACGCCCTGCCTCAATCCTGTGGACGCGAAGTCCTCCCCAGTCTGTGACGCGACCGTACTCCTTCTCCACGGCCGCTCTCGCTTCCGCCTCTGTGTAAGCAATCGCAAAGGCGAGGCCGCCTGAGTAGTCGGGCTGAAAGCCGTGCCAGACGTAGAGTTTCAATCTCTTCTCGCCGGCATCAGAACCAGCCGATGCAACAGACCGCTCATTTTCATCACTCATAGTCGCCGCCTCCTTTGTTCGCGGCTTGTGATCTCTGGCGTCCACCAGTTCTTTTGTTAACTTTTTGACCTTCTTCTTCGTCCATTTGTCCCAGAATGCCATACATCACCGTTTGTTGAACACGTCCCACAGGACTGCTGCATCAGTTGTATTACCACGGTAACGGGCACATCGGATTGTTGCACCATCCGGCGGCGGCTGTGTTTACAAACGGTGCCCCGATACGGCAGTTGCTGTAGTTGACCGTTATTACGGCCCGCACGCTGGGGCCGGAGGTTCTGTTCGCAGAAAAAACGCAGCGGCCGCACGCGTCTTTGACCTGCGTTTCGACCGAATTACTGACGGTGCCGGGAGCCGTACCGACCGGCGGCCAAGGTACATCAATAGACGACCCGGCACCAATCGTTGCTGTTATCTGCCCGATAAGCGTGTAGCCGCATCCCGCTGGGTTGAACGTGGTCCCGCTGTTGGCCAAACCACCAGTGCGATAAACACTGAGGGGCAATTCGGGCGTTGTCCCGCTGCAGCAACAACAGCTTGCCGCCCCGGCGAGCAGGCCGTTTTTTAGGAGTAACGCACCGTTGTACAGATAGAGCGGCATAAAATCGGCTATTGAATAAACAAGTCAATGATAATTTAAACTGCCCGAGTAGGATTCGAACCTACAACCCCAGCATTAACAGTGCCGTGCACTACCGTTGTGCTATCGGGCATCCCGTGGTCCAGTGTTATTTGTGAAATCGTCGCTGTCCTCGCACAGCCAGTGCAGCAGAACCACGGCGGCAATTGCCCACAAAAGCATCATCGGTATTTTTTTCCGTTTCGGTTGGCTCTCTGGTCAATGCGATTGATGATTGCTGTGCAAATGATGTGCAGGAGTAAAAAACCCACGACCACGAATGCCAGAGCCTGCGGCCAAAACCAAAACATGTTACGTCAGCCGGCGGGTCACGATCAGATCATTCGCCATAAGCCGACGAATCTTTTCGCAGTCCTCGTAGCTGTCCTGTAATTGGTCTTCGTAAAAGATGCGGAGATACGCGGCTGTGGTCGGATGGGCCGCCGCCAAGAGATCAAGCTGCCGCAGCCGGACGGCGTAGTTCTCGACGACTTGGTTCTCGATCTTAATCGCGTGATTCAGGGCGTCTTCTACGCGGGTGTAACACGGGAACGGATGCCCGGACTGATTGGGCATCGGCACGTTCAAGCCGAACAACCGGTCCAGAAACGCCTGCACGTGCTCCAGTTCGCCCTTGGCCGCGTCGGTGAAGAACTCTTTGTATTCTTCAGCATGCAGCCCGGTGATGCTGCTCGCGTGATAGAGATAGAACTGCAGATGCGTCCACTCGTTCTGCAGGTCGCTGTTCATCAACTCCAGAAACTGCGGCAGCGTAAGCGTGGGCTCGCCGGGTTCACCAGCATGCGACATTACTCTTCCTCCTTGAAGATTTCCGGGCTGAAATCAGGATGCTCAGCCGGGCGATGTTTATAACTGGCAAAATCGAGCGGCGTCAACGGAGCTTGGATCAACTCGCTAATCTGTAAGTTAAAACAATCCCATTTAAACCGCCAGCCGCCGAAGCCCGTCGGATCGAGTTGGCCGCGTTTAAAAAACAGGGCCTTCTCGAAGAACTTCGTCTTCGGACTAAGGCCCAGTATCCACGCCTTCGAGAAATCTTTCAAGACGCGAACAAAGGCGTAATAGTCGCACTGCTGGTCGGTGTTGCTGGCGGCAATCGAGCAGTTGTAGTGCTTCTTTGGCTCCGACGTGCACCGCTTGGTTTTGACGTCAATTTTACCCAGATGCGTCGGGTCGAGCACGTCGTAATGAAAGATCGCCTCGCCGCCGGACTGAAGAAACCCGTAACAATCCCGGAAGATTTCCTCGCCAATCAGGCCGGCGAGCATGCCTTCGCCCTCCGTGATCGAGTCGTTTAAGTGTTTGCGGCCGTAGCGTTCCGCAAACAGCTTAGTCATCTCATTTTCACGGGCTTTAGCCGTTTCAATTTGCCGTTTGGTAGGCACGATCAGGATGGGACTGATCGTCTGTTTTTTCTTGGTGGGAGACATGCGAATCCTTTCGCGTTGATGTGACATCCGTGTCCAAGCTCTGGAACTCCTTTTGCCAGAGCCACTTCATGTTCGACCAGTCGAACATCCGGCCGGCCTCAGTCGCAGACCGGGACATATGTTGATACAGGGCGGGATTGGCTTGCAGTGTGCGAATCGTGCGGCAGGCTTCCTCGACGAACGCTGTCTCGGCCAGCGGGAGCACGACACCGCAGTTGGTCATCTGGACCATGGCCGGGAAGATACCGACCGGCGTGCCCAGCGTTGGTACACCGGCGGCGGCGGCCTCAATAGCCACGTAGGGATTGCCCTCGGTCGTCGAGCAGAACATGACCAGATCGACGTCTCGGTACAACTGGTCGGCGGCAAGGAAATGCACATGCTCTCGCTGGACAAACTCCAGTCCGCACTGCTCGGCCACACGCTGAGCCAGATAGCCACGCTTCAAATCGGGCTGGTCGTGGTCGCTACGGGCCATGCGGCCAAAATAACCCAGCCGCCTGATCTCCGTGCTCATCGGCCGGGCGTAGTTAACGGCCGTGACGCCGACGGGCAGCACGCCGGGCTCACGCGGAATCGGCCGCTCAAGCGACGCGTTTTTGATGTATTGCGACACGACGGCATAGCCGGCAAGCTTCGTAAAATACTCGGCCGGAAACCGCTGCAGAGCGTCATCAAGATCAAACACACTGTGAGCGTGGGCGTAACATTTCTCCAGCGGCCAACCGTAGGTCTCGTGCAGAAAGAAACAGCCCACGGGCGTCGAGAAGTACAAGTCGTACTTCTCCCGCAACAACGCTGATTCGTCTGACGATAACAGCCGTGTCCAACAGAGAATGTCGCCGTCAATATCGGGATGCAAGAACTTGAGCAGTTCGTTGAATATCTTCCCGAACACCCAGTTGTTCTCTAAAAAATAGAGGATTCGCATGACGTTTTGGCGGCCTATTTTTCACGTTCGTTTTCAAGGTAAACCGCGTAATCCGCCTGCATTTGCTGCAGCGTCGTAACAGGCCAAAGCTGCAAAATGGGTACGTTCCAGCAGTTATCGCTAAAGCGGTAGCCGTTGCTGGCTGTGGGATCGAGTTCGCCGCGAGGTCCGAAAAACGCCATGCGAAGAAATTTTCTTTTTGGCAGCCAGCCAACAATCCATCCCGGCCACCGCGTGTCGCGTGAGGGCTCGTACGCCAGTCGCGTAAACACGTAGATGTTACATTTTTGGTCAATGTTTCCAGCCCACACCGTCGCGTTAAAGTGCCCGTCTGGCGGGCCAGAACAACGTTTGGTCTTGACGTCGAGCGTTAGCTCCGGCTCCGAGGCCATTTTAAAATCATAATCGTAGGGGTGCCACGACGGCGTGCGAGAAAGCACCTCGCCTTGAGCGGCAAAAAAGTCGTAAATGACCTCTTCGCCCAGCAGCCCGGCGAACGTAGCCCGACCCTCTTCGATCGAGTTGTTGAAATGCTCTTTCCCTCTTTTTTTCAAATTTGCCTGCGTGTACTCCGTCGCATCGAGGGCTCGTGACAATTGCGACAGCGTTAAATCTACCGGCACAACATCCGTATTATTTTTAACTGACGGGGCCCAGACAGTCGCCGCAGGCATGCGAGTCCTTTCGATACAGGAGGTCGAGGCTAAAAGAAGAGCAAAGCCTACCAAACAAACCAAGAACTGCCAATATCCGTCTTTGCTATCACTGCTAGCATTAAAACGGATACGGGCCGTACGCGTTAGCCAGCATCGCCGCGGCAAACTCCTCGTAGGATTTACCACGCGGGAGAGCAAGTGAGCCGTCATCGTCTACTGACAAGAACTTTACATACTCGGGCGATTGTTTAAACGCGGTGAGCACGGCAAGCTCACGAGCCCGCCAGCCAATGGGCGGCGTCGGGTCTTGCCGCACCTCAAACATCTTCTGCAAGATGCCGGCACTAAACCAGTTGTCCGACTGGTCGACTTCTTTGAGTTGCTGTGTGACGAACGCGACGACCTGCTCAAACAGGTAGTCGGGCCGGCCCGTGTCGAGGTATTGTTGTTTTAATCCGTCGAGCAACGCCTTAGTTGCAGCCGCGGTCTTGGGCGTGCCGGAGAGCCCCATGACCAGCGTGACCAAGAGCCATTCGGAGGTCGTGAACAACGCTTCGCCGGGCTTACGGGCGGCATCGAGGGCTCGCCGGCCAGCCCGCCAGCCACCGCGTTTACCCTCGGCGTCCACGGCGTCCATGTAGGCCTGAATTGTGGCGGCGATCGCGGCCGTGTTGTCGGCGGTGAACGCCTCGGCACTCGGAAGCTCGGCGAGCTTGAACCGCTTCAACGACCACACCAGCAGGGAACCTAACCAGACACGAAACCAGTCAGGCAGCGTATTCACTTGGCCGACTTTTTCTTGTCTGTTTTCTTCTTCTTGCCGCTGCCGACCGGCCGGCACGAGTCGTTGCTATACGGCTTTTTGCCCGGCACAGGTTCATAGCCAGCCCAGCACCGGCTGGCACTCTTCATGCACATGACGACGAGCTTCTTGGTCATCATCGGCGGCTCTTCTTGCTTAGGAGCCTCGGCCTGCGAACGCAGATTGAGTGCATGTTCGCGGCGGGCGTCGTCCACGCGGTACGGGGCACCCTTGGCTTTTTCAGCCTTCAGGTCGCTGAGTTCCTTGGCGTCCATGTCGTTGAACGCCGACTTCGTGGCCCAACCGTTGATGTAATGCTGCAGATAGTCGTGGGCGGTGTTGCTGGAGTTCATGCGTACGATGCCGCTCGGCCGCCCGAACCAATTCCACTGCGACGGCGACGTAAGTGTGTTCAACACGTCGGTGCCGGACGGCAATGTCTGACGAATACCGCTGATGGCGTCAGAAAGTTGTCCGGCTCGCCCGTACCATGTCTTTCCGCCATCAGAGTATGCCTGCCCTTGTTGCATCTTCTGAGCGATAGCACTGTTTGGATCATTGAACGCCGCCGAGAGCGTGCCAGCACCGCGTAAAGCCCGCATCGCATCCTCGGGCGTCTTGATTCGCTCAGGGTCCATTTTCATAAGCCACTGAGCTTTAATATTGTCAGGGACAGGGGCGTTGATCAGCGACTGAAGCTGCTGTTTTTTAGCCGTCGCGTCTTGCAGCTTGGCTTTCACGTCTGCCGTCGAAGAGCCGAAGCCAAGGTCTGATTGAGCCACGGCGGCCTGAACGGGATCATCCGCCACAAGCGTCGATAAATCCTGCTTGCCCGACGGAATCATGCCCAGAAACTGCCCGACGTTGTAACTTAAATCTCCGACGCCCTTCTGGGCTCCTTCGCCAAACATGCCCATACCAGCGGCACCCAGACCGAGAGCCCCGATACCCAAGCCGCCCAAAAGCGAAGTTAATCCGCCGCCGCCCATCAGGCCAATGATCGCCGCGGGTAAGCCGAACGTCATCGCCAATTGGCCCATCGGACCCATCGAGTTCCATGCCTGCGACGCCATACCCTGCACCTGACCAAAGAAGCCGGCGTCGTTGGCTTTGTCGGGATTGTTGGCGAGTTCCTGCTGCACGATTTGTTGCTTATATGCGTCACCCGTTGGCCCGAGTTTCGTCTCGATAAACTGCTTCGCGGACGGCGAGTCCATGTTGCCATTTAACACGTCGTTCGCACCGGCAACCTCTTCTTGTTGCAACGCCGGTTTGATCCGCGTGGTCATGTCTTTGATGACTTGATTCTTGGCCTCGGGTGTCTGAGCCGACTGCAACTGCTGGGTATAGCCGTCATAATCTTTCGGCGTCAGCTTCTGCGGAGCTTGACCAGTTAAAAACGCCCCACGCGACGGCGAACTTCCATCAGCCAAGGGCATCATGGTCGTCGGTTGTTTTTCGGGCTGAGTCGTCGGGGCCGCTGAAGACGCCGGCGGCAGGGGCTGTTGCGGAGCAGCCGCTGGTGCGGGCTGCGTCGCCACAGGAGCCGGCGGGGGAACTGGAGCCGGTGCGGGTGCCGGCGGGGGTGACGGCGGGGGAACAGGAGCGGCTGGCGGAGAACTTGTGCCGCGATTCATAAACCCTTTCACGCCATTGAACAGTTGCTCAGACGGCGGGACGGCTCTCCACCCATCGGCGGTCGGTGATGGTGTGGCTGGAGCCGGAGCAGAACCACGAGTCATAAAATTCTTCACGCCGTTAAACAGCATCTCGGACGGCGGCACCATGCGTGGCGTTTCCGCGAGTCCGGTCGGCGGAGGAACAGGAGCAGCCGGACCGCCGAGCGGTGCCGCATACTTTTCCAGTGCGGGAGTCAAAAACCGAGCAGCCTGAGCGTACTTCATAGTGATCTCCAACAAATCAAATTAGCGAGGCGTCACCCCGGCGTTATACACCATCTTGCCGGTCATTCCCGCGGCATTTGAACTCGACGTCAATCGAGATGCGTTGTTGACAACAGGAGCCGCGGTCCGGGCTACGGTCTGACCAGCACGGCCGATTGCCGACGCGGCCGGGGCGGTGTTGCCCGCGGCCTGCAGCATTTTGCCGGCCCCACCTATGGCAGCCGCCGGGGCAAAACTTGCCGCCGTGTCAACGACGTTATGAGCCATGTTTGAAACAGTGCGAGCCGACGGAGAAACGCCCGGAGCGTTCGCCAGATTGTCCCACGCGGTATCACCGTAACTGCCGGGCATATGCGTGCCGGCCAAACCATGCTGACCCATGCCCAAACTGTTGGCGAGGTCTCGGCCATAACCCTTGGCAACGTTGGCGTAATTGCCGGCGGTGCCATACGCAGTATTGACCGTCTCAGGCGAAAAAGACGGCATCTGCGGAATCTGACTGCCTGTCAGTCTGTTCACGCCGCCGGTCGCTGCGTTCAAACCACCGGCCGCGAGATTGTGTGCACTCATGCCGAGCCCAGCTAAGCCGGCACCCGCCGCACCGAGACCCGCACCGACGCTGCCGGTCATGCCCTTGAACGTACGGGCGGCATTATTCCAGCTTTGTCCCAGCAGATTCGCACCGTCGCCGAGCATATCGGCCTGTTTCATGTGGCCTGCGAGAGCTTGTCCAAATTCAAACGGCTTCATAGAGCACCTTTCTTATTTTTGCTTGTTCCGTTGGGCGGGCGTGCCGTGTGTTTCTCGATACGTTTTGCCGTCGTGAGGAGCCCGTTTTGTCGGCGTCACATCTCGACGCACGACTTGTTGCTCCCACTCAAGTTGCCTCACACCCGTCAGATCAATCGGCAGATTCTTGGGATTCTTGGGGTCACGAAACGTTTGCATACAGCACTCCTTTAACGAGCAAAACCACCGGGGCGACCATCTAAAAACTGCTTGGTCTGTGTATTAAACTTCCGACCGTTGTCCGTCGTGATGATGTGCGGCGGGTCTTGCTGCCCCGTGGCGTTGTTAAACGACGTCGACACGCTCGACATGGGAGACGAGAGCGGACCGGACTGACTATTGGTCTGATTCGCCCACGCACTAGCCGACGGCGTGGATGATGGAGCGGGCGGTGGCGAGGGCTGCTGCTGCATCTGCTGTATCTGCTTGGCAAGAGCTTGGCCATCCACAGGCGTCGTGGTGGTGTTCAACTTCAACGCGGGGTTCGAGCCCGTGAGTGCCGGTCGCTGAGCCGGTGCGGGGCGTCGCTGCGTCGAGAGCATCGACTGCGGCTGCGACGGGGCTGCGGGAGTCGGCGGCGTGTACTGGGCGTTGCTCACATTGCCGCCGCGGACGACGCCACTCCACCGATGCGTGCCGTTGCCCGTGGGATTCGGTGTGCCGGACGCCTGCTGCACCTGCTTGGCCATCGCCTTCATCTGGGCGACGCGTTGAGCTTTAATGGCGGCCATCGGGTCCGCGGCGACTTTCTTCATCCACAAGCCGAACTTAAAAGCATTCATCGTCAGACTCTTTGTAGTTAGGGGATTTGTCGGTGTCGCGGACGTCGTTCGTGTGGCACTGGCCGCCGTCGCAGCAGGTCTCATTGATCGTGAAGCAGCGGGAGCAGACGAGTTTCGTCCGCATTTCCATCAGGTCTCCGCCGCAGGCATGACAACAATATGTAGCACCCATTGTAACAAACTCCGTGCTGCCCCGAATGTGCCGGGGAATGTAGGGGCAATTCACGCAGCCATTGCCGCAGCATTTGCCATACTGTAACAACACCTCTCGGGACAGGGGTTTCACATGTGGGCGTGGGTGAATCGCACCTCGTACGCCGCATAAATCTCGGCATACGCGACGCCCCACGACGAGTCATGAGCCAGTTTATTAAACGCTTCGTCGTCGACGGCGTTATCGAGGCGGTGGTTCCACGCCCGGGCATGGGCCCACTCGTGAAGCAGGACGTCCATCGCCCGGCTTTCGTCGAGGCCCTTGTCGATCTGGATGTGGAATTTCTTCCCCTGTTTCCAGCACCGACCTTCGAGTTTTGTCAGTTTTATCCGCCGAACGCTGACCGGAAATGCCGCGGGGCACTCGGTTTTCAGCATCTTCAGGAGAGACTGGTACTGTCGAAATCGAGCCGCCATGGCGTCCTCCGTGACCCAAGCCCAGCCAGCATCCTGCCAGCTTTACCGCCCGATTATACGAGTCTGGCGGAGGTGTGTCGCGTGCGTCTTTCAGGCGGGTTTTTGCTGCGTCGTGAAATACGCGGCCGCGGCGGCTTTTGATGTAGAAACCATCTTGTCCACGGTCTTTTTCGGCCGGCTCTTCTTTTTCTTGGCTTCCCGTTCCAGCCGCTCCTGCCGATTCTTCCACCAATTCTGAATTAATTTAGTCCCGCCGTAGCCCGCCGCTCCCATAGCCGCGGCCGCCGCCAGCCCGGTCAACACGCGGCGATTGCGGCTGGTCTGCATCCACTGCAGGACTTTATTGCGGTAATCACGTTTATAGCCCGCCAAGCCCTCGGCGTTTTCGCTAAAGTTCTCAGGGTTCAGGTTGTACTTCTTGATCGCGGCTTCGTCGGGCGTCGGGACGATCATGCCGACAGGCCTGAAGCCACTCCCGGCAGCCATGTCCGCCGGCAGAGCTTGACTGGGCGAGACACCCAGCGGCGTGCCCAGTCCTGAGAGCGTCTTGGCCAGCGGCTGCACGCAGTAGTCCTCGTTGCACACGGGCTTGGCCGATGTGGCCGGAATCTGTTCCGGCGACACGTTCACGCCAAGCTGGGCTTCCTGCGGGGCGATCTTGGGGAACAGCACGCGGCCAGCACCGGCTCGCATGGCACTAAACAAGTCATAGGGCCGATACGCATAGTCGCGGTACGCTTTGTTTACACGCTCTTGAGCGATCGGCCGCGTCTTCGGATTGCGGAGCAGGTCCGACATGTAGTCCGAGCGGGTCACCAGAATCGGCGACGTGCCGCGTTCGCTGAGATTGCTCCAGACCTTCTCGCGTTCCTCGGGCTTGTCCTTGATCGTCTCCAGATAGTCTTTGACCAGCTTGCCCTGCCGCTTGAAATGCTGGTTGTAATGCATGTACCGCTTGAAGAACGGCATCTTGGCTGCGTCGCCGGCTCCACCTTCCATGGCGTTTCGCATCGCCAGAAAGTTGCGATTAAAAAAGCCGCCACTGGTGTTGTTGGCGAGGTCGCGGAGATTGGGGTCCGTGCGGGGATTCACGCTGCCGTCAGGGAGTCGCTTGGCCAACGCGTACAGGCCCACGTCTTCCTTGGGCAGCAGACCCTTGGCCGCGTCATCAGCCTCTCGCTTGCGGATGTAGTCAAACACCGGCGACGTCAAGAACCGCGGGTCTTTTTTATCAATGTCATAACTGGGGAACGCGTCACCGCCTTCGAGCACCTGCACGTCGCCGTTGTGCGGCCTGAGCATCATGCCGTGGAACGTGCCGGTGCCGCTGGTCCACTCGCCGCCTTGGGTGAGCTTAGAAAAGTTTGGCTTAAACTTCTTGAACAAGCCCTGCGGCTCACCGAAGTAGGTGCCTACGTCGCCGTGCTGAATAAGCGGATTGCCTTGTTCATCAACGCCCTTGGCCAACTCGGGGGCTAGATACAGCCGCGACGGATCGAGACCCTTGACCCGCTCCTTTAACACCGGATACGCCCCGTAGGCGTCTTGGTGCAGCGAGATCAGCGGCAACGCGGCAGCACCAGCACCGACCGCACCGGCAACGCCATTGCGAGAAATCAGCGGACGGGTTCGCTTGGGCTTCTTTTTCTTGTCTTTAGGCTTGGTTACGCTTTCGCCCACCCATGGAAGCTGCAGAATGCTGTTGGATGTTTTCTCGCGAAACCACATCACGGCTCCGGCTTTGACCGCCCCCTCCTGCTTGAGAATTTCACGGAACGTGTCGTTTAACATCTCTTTTTCTTTCGCCAGATTCTCAAGGATTTCGTCGCCGGTCCGCTCGCGTTGATAGCCCATTAGTTTACCCAAGAACGACGGGTCTTCCGAAGCAGAGATATAGCGTTTCACCGCCACGTTCTTCAGTTCTTCGGGTAAATCCCGGTGGCTGTCAAAGCGTAACCCACGCCCCTTGGCCTGTTGGCTGCGGGACTCGTGCCAGTGCGGGTCCAGAAGCTGAATTAAACTTGTGCCGCGGGTTGATAATCCTTCAGCCCCAGCCGGCCCGATGAGCAACGCCCGGAGCTTGCCCTCGTTGTATTCGTTCACGGCCTTCTGGCGTTCCCGGGCTGAGATACCGCCGTGGAACATCGCGTGCGGGACATTGTTCTTGGCCAGTGCTGCCGCATAGGGAGCCAGACCAGCGTCAATATGATTGGAATAGATAATCGCCTTTTTGCGTTCGTCACTGGTGAGCGTGTCCTGCAGGTCTTTCATCGCCTGCTGGAGCTTGGCACTCTGCTCGAACGCCTTCTGGGGGTCTTTGTCCGCCCGGAATGGCCGCGTCGAAATGCTGACTTGGCGAAGCCCTGTCATGAAACTATTCAGCTTCGCCAGTTCGTCACGGGATAAGGGGAACTCGCGGTCCAGCTTCCACAAGAAGCCCGGCGGAATCTTCGTGCGAATGGCCTTTTGTATCTTCTGCTGAGCCGGCGAGAGCGGAACATTCACCACTTCTTCTTGGACGTTCACACCATCAGGCGTTTTGCTGGGCTGATAGTCGACTTTGCCCCGGAGCAGTTCGCGAAGCTGGGATTCGTTTTTAATAACCGGCTGTTCGCCCGACTGAATGCCGCGGAACCAGTTGATGATGCCCGGGCTGACGTTCTTGTAGCCGACGAACTTCTCTTCGAACTTCTCGGGCGTGATCTTCTTGTTGTGCAGTAATGACAACAAATTCGCCAAGTCCGACGGGGCGTTGGTGATCGGCGAGCCAGTGAGCAAGAGCAAGTTCCGGGCACTGCGGGCTTCGCGGCTAGCGGCCTGAGCAGCAGCCCCGCCGGGATTGCGTAAACGGTGAGCTTCGTCCATCACGAGCGTCTGGGGCGGCGTCTGGAACTTCTTGCCCATGCCCAGCCCCGTGTAGCTCATGATCTCAGGCTCAGAGCCCTTCGTGAACTTCTTCACCTCTTTGTCGAAGTTCCCCTTGAGGGCCGCCGGGACCACGATGCCGTAGTTGTCGCCGTAGACTTTCTTGGCGGCTTCGGCAGCGGCTAAGGCCGACAAAGATTTGCCCGAACCCAGCCCGTGATAGACCAAAAGCCGGTTGTCGCCCCCAGTGACGCGGTCCGAGACACGCTGCTGGTGCTCCTGAAGCTGGACATCAGGGCTGAGTTCGGCTGTCTTCTGGGCCAAATGCTTCTGCATGGCCTTCGTCTTGTACGTTTCCAGCATCTCGGAGACGCTGTGCTGCTGGTCTTTGCCCACGAGCGTCGTCGGATCAATGCCCCAGTTGCGTAACGCCCAGCCGCGACGGGCCGTGGGGTTTTTCACAAACGGGCCGCCGTGCCGGGATTTGAACGAGAGCCAGCGTTTGATCTGCCGCTCGTCTTCCTCGGGAATACGCCGGCCAGAGGCATAGCGTTTGTACCACTGGGCCCAGCCCTTCGGGTCATGCTCGCTGATCCACTCTGGCTTCCATTCGCCCAGACTGGCTAAACGTGGGCCTTGGCCCCGGTACAACGCGTCATACACGCCCAGACTTTCCATCTGTTCAGGCGTGTAATCCGGCGTAAATTTGGCGGAAATCTCGTCAGGCATAGGAGGCTCGCGAAGATAGTTACGCCTATTTTACAGGGTGGCCGTCGCCCGCGGAACCGCCTATTTGTGCCAGCGGCTCATGTATTTCACGGCAATATAGGTCCCGACAAACGCTCCCAGCCCCAGCGGAATTAAGTACAGAGCGTTGTGCGTGTAGTTCATGACGCCGTACGCCCCCAGACTGTAGAGGACCGAACTCACAAGACTGGCCGCCATAGCTCGCTGCTGGCTGACGCAAATCACGTACAGAGCGTAGAGGATATCAAACAAAATATAAACGACAAAAACAGTCAGAGCCGTCCACCAACTGAAGTCGCCCATGCCGAGCCTCCGTGCGTATGTACACAAAAAAGCACGCTACACTGTCTGAGTGTAGTGTGCTTTTTGAGGGTCGCAACGGGCATTTAATCCCGGGCGAAACAGACGCACCAGTACAGCCTGTTTTTGTTATCTTTAGCCGCTCCGCAGCCCAGTTTTGTATACGTCCGGCTCATAATATTGCGGCGATGCCCCGGCGACCAGAGCCACGAGTTTAAGACACTCTCGGGCGTCTTCTGGCCCCACGCAATGTTCTCGCCAGCCGCGGAGAAGCCCAGTTGCATGATATTCCGCATCGACGAGTGACGCAGCACGTTTTCACTGACCATTCTGTTGGCGTGCTCTTGGGCGTAGGTCGTGAGTTTCTCGTCTGCTTCCAAGGGCGGCAGCTTCCACGCCCAGCTAGCTTTCTTTCGGGCGGCGTTGTGCAACTCGACCAGTGCCTCCATGTCGGCCGCGGCAGTATTTCGCAACAGCGGCAAGCTCTTCAGGTTGAGAAGCCTGCGAAAACGATCATTCTCGCGGGACTTGAGCAAATACATCTGATGGTGCTCGTCAATGAGTCTGCCCCGGCGGTCTACTTCGTCATACAAGTCCAGTAACACCTCAGCCGCCCGGTCATGCGGGCCGCCAATCACTGCCTGAGAGAACCGCCTGAGTTCCGCGGCTAAGATCGCGATATCCTGCTGTTCGTATTTCATGGCTGCACCTTGCCAGCTTCTACCGGGTCCGCCAGTGCGACCTCGGCTCCTGTTGTGCTGCGGGCTTGGATGGCCAGTTCGTATTTCTCAATCTGCTGGGCGACCCAGTCGGCATACAGGCTCATCCGCGTAAATGCCGCCTCGTCGCCATAGGTTCCGTCAGGCTTTTTATCCACCGCCATGAGAAACGAATTAATCCCAGCGAGCTTGTCGCCGATGAACATGCCGCCGCCAGAGTCACCGGGCGTGATCATGAACTCTAACGGCAGCCGCGTCATGCCCGAGCTTGGCGTGCACACCAAGACCGCCCGCTCACTGCTTTCAATCACATTGCGGCCGGCCCGTCGCTTGCCGTCGGACTCTTTGCCGCCGGTTGAAAACGTGCCGTAAATACCATAGCCGGCAATCGTGATCGCCTTGCCCAGTTCATCGTGCCCGGTATAGAGCGGCGTGTAAAATTTGAGCCCAAAATCTTTCGGGCTGTATCCCAGAGCAATATCGTGAAAGCCGATATTGTCGTCTTGATAATCCTTGTGCACGATCACGGTCTGCAGGGCGTATTCCGTACCGTCGTCCTTGAGAATCATCGGCTCAGACGTGTCGTACACCACGTGGGCCGCCGTCAGAATCCAGTGAGCACTGATGATGACCGCAGAGCCAAACTGCTCGTGCTCTTTGAGCTTGCATTCGGGCTTGTCGCATTTCGTCTTGGCCCGAAGGCGAGCGACCGACGGAAACTGCGTGCCAAACTCGACGTATTTACTGTCAGGGGTATTGGGGTCGGTCGTGCCGCCAGTGAGCGTGCCAGCCGAGCCAATAGCTAAAAAAAACGGTAGGAGATAGTCGGTAATTCGCATATGAGCCTCCTGCAGTTATGCAAAAGTAGCCGTCTTAGTTGTTGTGTTTAATAAGCCATTCTTTGAACTCTCGCTTGGACATGAGCCCGACGTTGCGGGCAATCTCTTTGGTTTTGTCGTCTAAACGCACCACCGTCGGCACGCTTGAAACATTGAAAATCGCTGCCGTGTCCGGCATGGTCGTGATGTCAATCCGTGAAACAGCAAAACCCTGAGTTAGCTCAGGGTTTTCTTCGAGTATCTGCTCGAACTTGGCACAGGGCAGGCAGCCCGGCATGTGAAAAATGAGGAGTTCGTCGGAAAATAGGGCCTCCGGCAGGAGAGCCAGCAGGCCCGCGAGAAAATATTTCATGGCTGTTCCCCCCGCAGACCCAAAGACCCACAGCCGCCAGAAGAATTAATTTACCACACAGATGTTAAAATACCAAAGCGAGGTAAATAACCTACAACGTCGTAAGGACACTATATGTCGCAAAAACCGTCGCCTCGGGCCGCTGCCCGGGCCAAAAAAAAGGCTGAAAAGCAAGTTCATCGGGAGCAAAACGTCTGGGAACCGGTTGAAATAAAACTCCGAACCGAGAATCAAAAACGAGCGTGGCAGATACTAGAAGACAAGTCGATGTCGTTTTTACTGGGCTCCGCCGGCTCTGGTAAGACGTTTTTAGCCATGGCGTATGCGATCAATGAGGTCCTGTCGAGACGCTATGAAAAGATCGTGCTTACCCGGCCGATTGTGGAAGCCGGCGAGAAATTAGGCTTCTTGCCCGGCACGTTTGGCGAAAAAGTCAATCCCTACATGCAGCCCCTGTATGACACAATGGAAGTGCTCTTGGGCAAGCAGAGCAAGCAACGCGAGATCATTAACAAAGCCGTGGTGCTGGCCCCGCTGTGTTACCTTCGCGGCCGGACGTTTAATGACTCGATCTGCATTCTGGACGAAGCCCAGAACGCGTCGTATCAGCAACTGAAACTGTTCCTAAGCCGCTTTGGCCAGCACAGCAAGATCGTCGTGACCGGCGACCCGGAACAGAGCGATTTATTCCACAAAGACATCCCGCTCATGACCGTGGTCGACAAGATTAAAGACATCAAAGGCGTTGGCACGCTGCGGTTCACCAATCAGGACGTCGTGCGACATCCGCTCGTTGGCGAGGTGCTCAAACGGCTGTGAGCTAAGAGCGATTTAAGACCGCCTGACAATGGCCCTGTTCCACGTGCACCCGATAATCAAGCTGCGTAAGCCGCGTGACGAGGGCCTGCACGTCTTGTTCTGGCACCAAGCCGTTGTGCTCAAAGAATATTTGGACCGGCCGGAGCGAAAGCGTGTCGAAAAAATCGTTGAGAATTATGGCGTCATGACCTTCAGTGTCGATTTTTAGAAAGTCGATGTGCGTAATGTTGTATTTGTCGATCAAGTCTTTGATTCGCACGACGGGGACGGTGGTTTTCAGCACCCACGCGGCCTGAATGCTGCCGTCGTGGACGCCTGCTTCGACGGTCGGGTGCGGGCGGCCGACGGCGTTACAGCCCCGCAGCCAGTCTGCAAGGCCGTGCTGCTGAATGACCGCGGGCGGAATCGAGTACAGGTCGATTGTGCCGGTGTAGTTGCTCACCGCCACGTTCTCTTTTAGACACGTGGCGGGCAGCCGGTCGAAGTATTCTTTCACCGGCTCGACAAACAGCCCGGCGACGTGGCCGGCCTGTGTCTCAAAGTCACACGTGCCGATCTCAATGACAAACGAGTTTGGCTGGTTCATGTGATGTAACCATAAAAAACCCAGCCCGGGGAAAAGTCCGGGCTGGGCTCTACGTTATTGATGACATAAGGTAGCGAAAACTTATGTTTACTGCTTGCGGAACGCCCGCTCCATCGTGGGCAGAATCGCGTGGGCCGCCCGAGCCCCGTAGGCGAACGCGGCGGTCTTGGGCGGAGTGGCGGGTGCACCCATTGGCTTGTTGCCATACTTGTAATCGGCGTAAGTTTGGCCCGCCATGCCGCCCAGAGCACCGCCAGCGACAAGGCCACCTAAACCGTATCCCAAACCACCCCGCAGGGCACCCATCAGTCGGCTGCGACGCTTTAACGCCGGGTTGCCGTCTTCGTCCAAACCTGCGTATGAGCCCGGATCGTACATACCGTGTAAACCGCCGCCAATTAAACCAGCTAAACCGCCGAGCGAGCCGCCCGCGTTCGCCGCGGCAATCGGTAGTACGGTGCGAGAAATGTCACGCATCATAGATTCATTTAATAAATCCTGTTCCGTCGCCGCCGCTTTCTCCTCAGCCTTGTTGGTGTGCTCGCGGCTAAACTCATCGGGCGACATGTCCTTGTGCTCTTCGTACTGCATCTTGGGCTTCATGCCCTCGACG